GCTCCAACACCAGGAACTATTTATGGAACAATATCTTCATCATCTTTTTCAACAGATACTACAGTTAATGTTACTTGGGATAGTGGTTCATTATCTAATGAAGCTCTTACAAATATTTTCGTAGGTATCTTAAGTAAATCTAATAACTCATTACCAACAGGATTAATTACAGATACACAAGTTGCTACAGGTGCAAATATTAATGCAGCTAAATTAGGAACAGGTGTAGTTGATAATACAGAATTTAATTATTTAAATGGTGTAACATCAAACATTCAAACTCAACTTGATGCTAAACAAGCAACAATTACTGGTGGTGCTACAACAATTACATCTTCAGACTTAACTGCAAGTAGAGCATTAACATCTAATGGTTCAGGTAAAGTTGCTGTATCATCTGTTACTTCAACTGAATTAGGTTATGTATCAGGTGTAACAAGTGCATTACAAACTCAAATAGATGGTAAACAAGCTACGATCACAGGTGCTGCTACTTCAATCACATCTTCTGATCTTACATCTAACAAAGCATTAACTTCAGATGGTTCAGGAAAGGTTGCTGCAAGTTCAGTAACATCTACTGAGTTAGGTTATTTATCTGGAACAACTTCTGCTGTTCAAACACAATTAGATGCTAAGTTAGTTAAAGCAAATAATTTATCTGATGTAACTTCTGTATCTACTGCAAGAACTAATTTAGGTTTAGGTACAATGGCTACTCAAGCTGCAAGTAATGTTGCAATTACTGGCGGTACAATTACAGGTATGCCAAGTCCATCATCAGGAACTGATGTAACTACAAAAACTTATGTTGATGATTTAGTTGCAGGATTAAAAACAAGAATCATTACAAGAGTTGCTACAACTGCAAATATTAATTTATCTACAGACTTAGAAAATGGAGATACTTTAGATGGTATTACATTAGTAACAGGTAATAAAATTTTAGTAAAAGATCAAACCAATCAAACTCAAAATGGTATATACATAGTACCTGCAAGTGGAGCAGCAAGTAGAGATCCTGACTTTGATACTGTTGCTGAACTAGCTGGACAATTAGTAATCGTACAAGAAGGATCAACAAATGCAGATAAAATTTATTTATGCACAACCGATAATAGCGGAAGCATTGGTAGTGTTAATATTACTTTTTCTCAAGTACAACCATCTTTTACAGGTACAGTAACTTCTGTAGCTGTGGCAGATGCTGGTTCTTCAGAAATTTCTGTTAGTGGTTCACCTATTACTACTAGCGGAACTATTACACTTGGTGTAAATAGTATAAGCGTAACAAAAATAACAGATGCAGCCTCAAAAGGATTTGCAACTGCTATGGCAATAGCATTATAAGGAGATAAATATGGCACAAGATTTTGAATCAGATGGCGGTCAAATAACAAACTCAGCAACTACACTTCTCACAGCAGATAGTGATGATGCTATTGTTGGATTAAGACTTGCTAACATAACAGCTGCTGCTGTAACAGTTAGCGTATGGATTTCAGAATCAGGTTCTACTGATAGATACCTTGTTAAAGACTTAAGTTTACCTGCTGCTAGTTCAGTTGAACTAATACAATCAGGTTCTAAAGTCGTTATGCAGAATACAGATGTTCTTAAAGGACAATCAAGTGCTGCATCAAGCGTAGATGTTTGGATTAGTAGAGTTGATTCAATTAGTACATAGGAGAATAAATGAATATTTTTGGACAAGATTATATCGGTGATAATCCTGCTACAGAAACAGTTTATCATCATGCAGGTACATTAGATAAAAACATGGTGTTAGAAAATGCTGTTCTTGCAGGACCAGTAACTTTCACTAACACAGTAACAGTAACAGGAACATTGGTAATCGTATAATGAGTAAAATAGAAGTAGATGCAATAGAACCACAATCAGGCACAACCTTAACAGTTGGAGGTGCAGGAGATAGTGTAAATGTTATACCAGGAGCTATAAAAGATTCTTCTGGAAATGTTATTATTTCTAAATCAGGTTCAACTGTAACTATTGGTGCTAGTGGTGATACAGTTAGTGTTGCTTCTGGTGCAGAATTTGTTGGTGGTGGAATTAGTTGGCAATCAACTATTGTTACAGGTACAACTTTAAGTGCTGTAGCTGGTAATGGCTACTGGATAGATACTACTTCAAACGCTTGTACAATTACTTTACCTGCATCAGCAAGTGTAGGAGATCAAATTATATTTTCAGATTACAAAAGAACTTGGGGAACAAATAAAATTACTTTAAATACAAATAGTTTAAACTTTCAAGGAAATCCAACAACTGTTTATGGTGCTTATCCTGAATATAATACTGACGGACAATCAGTAACAATAATATATTCAGGTGCAACACAAGGTTGGATACCAACTGTTGATGATGATGTTACTTTAGAAACTCCACAAACATACAGAGTAGATTTTTTAGTTATTGCTGGAGGAGGTGGTGGTGGAAAAAATGGAGGAGGTGCTGGTGGAGCAGGTGGTTATAGAAATTCTTACTCTACTGAATCGTCAGGTGGTGGTGGAAGTAGTGAAACAAATTTAGAATTTAGTCCAGGTACAGTTTATACAATAACAGTTGGTGCTGGAGGAGCTGCTAATGACAGTTTTCCTAACACTTATGGAGATGATGGTAATGATAGTTCTATTTCAGGTTCAGGTATTACAACAATAACATCAACTGGTGGCGGAGGTGCTGGTGGTGCTGGTCGAAGAAATGGAGCATCTGGAGGTTCAGGTGGAGGTGGTAGTGAAATTGGTACTGGAGGGTCAGGAACAGTTAATCAAGGTTTTGATGGTGGAAATGGTGGTCCAACATCTCCTGAAACAGGAGGAGGTGGTGGTGGTGCTGCTAGTGCTGGTACTAATGGTACTACTTCTGTAGGAGGAAATGGTGGAAGTGCTTTATCTTCTTCAATAACAGGTTCATCAGTTGACAGAGCTGGTGGTGGAGGTGGTGGAGGTAGAGATACTACTCCTGCTGGAACTGGAGGTGGCGGAGGTGCTAGTAACGGCGTATTTTCAAGTTCTAATGCCAGTGATGCTACTGCAAATACAGGAAGCGGTGGCGGAGGTTCACATGATGGAAATGCTGGAGATGGCGGAAGTGGTGTAGTTATTCTTCGTATGGCAGACGCAGATTATTCAGGAACAACAACAGGAAGTCCAACAGTTACTACTGGTGTTGGTGGCACAGATACAGTTTTAGTTTTTACAGGAAGTGGAAGTTACACAGGATAAATTTATGGCACATTTTGCAAAAATAAGAAAAGGAAATATAGTTGAAAAAGTTGTAGTAGTTCATAATAATGTTGCAACAACTGAACAAACTGGTGTAGATTTTTTAAACAATCTTTATAAATCAAGAGATGTTTGGAAACAAACTTCTTATAATACTAAAGGTGGAATACATAAATTAGGTGGTACTCCATTTAGAAAAAACTTTGCTAATACTGGTTACAAATACGACCAAACAAGAGACGCATTTATTCCACCTAAACCTTTTAACAGTTGGATATTAAATGAAGATACTTGTCTATGGGAGGCACCAATAGTAAAACCTGATGATGGTCAAGATTATAATTGGAATGAAACAATACAAAATTGGGAGTTAATTGAGTAATGAGTGAAATAAAAGTAAATAAAATATCACCAAGATCAGGAACAGACATTACATTAGGAGATAGCGGAGATAACTTTATTATCCCTAGTGGTGCAACATTAACTAATAATGGTACAGCATCTGGCTTTGCTTCTATTGCTTGGCAATCTACAATCGTAACAGGAACTACATTATCTGCGGTTGCTGGAAACGGATATTGGATTGATACAACATCAAATGCTTGTACAGTTACCTTACCAGCTAGTGCTAATGTAGGTGACCAAATTATATTTTCTGATTATGCTAGGACTTGGAACACAAACAATCTTACAATAAATACAAATTCTTTAAACTATCAAGGCAATACATCACCCAATCCTGTTTATGATACAAATGGTGAAACAGTATCAATCGTTTATTCAGGAGCAACTCAAGGTTGGATTCCAGTAGATGACGGAGCAGTAGCTTTGGAAACTCCACAAGGTTATTCAGCAGAATATTTAGTAGTTGCTGGTGGCGGAGGAAGTGGTTATGGTGATGCTGGAGGAGGTGGAGCTGGGGGATATTTAACTAATTATGGTACTTCTACTATTTTCTTAACTACTGCAAGTACTTATACAATAACTGTTGGTGCTGGTGGAGCTGGTTCATCTACTCCTGGAGCAGATGGAAGTAAAGGTTCAGATAGTGTTTTATCAGGATACGGAATTTCAACAGTAACTTCTTTTGGAGGAGGAGCTGGTGCAAACGGAGATTTTTCTCCATCATCAAATGGAGATGGTGGTTCAGGAGGTGGTGCTGGTCATTTACAACCATCTGGTGCTACAGGAGGTAATGGTACTGTTGGTCAAGGAAATGATGGTGGAGATGGTACTGGTAATTCTGCACCACAATATGGTGGAGGTGGCGGTGGCGGTGCTGGTGCTGCTGGTGCAAATGGTTCAGGTTCTAGTGGAGGAAATGGAGGAGATGGTCTTTCAAATTCAATTACAGGCTCAGCAGTTTATTATGCTGGTGGTGGTGGTGGTGGTGCAGATTCTGTTTATGGTACTGGTGGTCAAGGTGGCGGAGGAAATGCTGGTGCTCCAGGTACTAATGGAACTGCAAATACTGGTGGCGGTGCTGGTGGACAAAGAGCTTCTGGTGGTAGTGGAGTTGTTATTTTAAGAGTTGCAACTGCTAATTATTCAGGAACAACAACAGGTTCACCAACAGTTACAACTGATGGAACAGATACAATTATTAAATTTACAAGTTCAGGTAGTTACACAGCATAGGAGATTTATATGGCACATTTTGCAAAAATAGGAATAGGAAGTAAAGTTGAAAGAGTTGAAGTAGTATCAAATGATATTGCTACTACTGAAAAAGCTGGTGTAGATTTTTTAAATGCTCTTTACAAAACAAATGATATTTGGAAACAAACATCTTACAATAATAATTTTAGAAAAAACTTTCCTGGTATTGGTTTTAAATATGACCAAACTAGAGATGCTTTTATTCCACCTAAACCTTTTAATAGCTGGATATTAAGTGAAGATACTTGTCGTTGGGAAGCACCTGTTGCTAAACCAACATTGACACAAGAACAAATAGATAATAAAAATTATTATAGATGGAACGAAACAATACAGAATTGGGAGTTAGTATAATATGTCAAGCATAATTAAAGTAGATACAATTCAAGACCAAGACGGCAATAATATTATTAATGAAAATGCTAATACTATTACTATTGGTA